GCAATTATTATTGTTGATGAATTTCAAAACGCAAATTTTCATGAGTTATGCTCTATTATTACTCGTGTTGGTGAAGACTGTAAAATTATGTTCTGTGGTGATGCAACTCAAAGTGATTTAGTAAAAACTAATGAACGGAATGGTATTATTGACTTTATGAAAATATTACAAGTAATGCCATCTATTGATATAATCGAATTTCAAATTGAAGATATTGTAAGATCCGGTTTAGTTAAAGAATTTCTTATTGCTAAACAATCACTAAATCTTTGATTTATATGTCTAGTTCATAAAGAAAAAGATTATTATAAATAATTATAATCTTTATGAACTAGACACTTGTTATATAAAATTTATTTAATTACTAACATATCAAACAAAAAACAATATGTAGGTATAACAAAATTCTCTATTGAAGAAAGATTCTTACAACACACTAGAAGGGGATTTATTTTAACTAAAGCAATTAAAAAACATGGAAAAGAACAATTTTCAGTTCAATTGATTGAACAAAATGAAAGTATTAAAAAGGGATATGAATTGGAGCAGTATTATATTAAAGAATATGGTACAAAAGTCCCTAATGGATATAACTTAACAGATGGTGGTGATGGATTATATGGAGTGGTTATTGGAGATGAAGACAGAAAACGTCGTTCTAAAGTAATGAAAAAACTTCATAAAGAAAAAAGAACAGGAATGCATGGTAAAAAACATACCGAAGAAACCAAGAAAAAAATGAGTGAGACTGCAAAGGGGAAAGAAAAACCTTGGTTAATGGGTAAGAAAAAAAGCAATGAAACTAAAGAAAAAATCAGACAAGCTAATATAGGAAGAGTTCTTTCAAAAGAAACTAGAAAAAAAATTAGTGAAAATCATCATAATGTTTCTGGAGAAAATAATCCTATGTATGGTAAAAAACATTCTGAAGATACGATAGAAAAAATAAGACAAAAACAAAAAAATAGAGAAAAAAGAGTTTGGGTTAATGATGGTAAAATTGAAAACCTTATATTGGCAAATAATGAATTGCCGAAAGGATTTAATTATGGTAGAATTTCATTTAAACAAAAAAAGAAATGACATTTATTCATCATAATTACTTAGGTGATCTTGAACTAGATTGTAAAACTACAGAGAGTATTCGTCTGTACAATCTTCCCAGTGGTAAGTGGGTTCCTTCAATTACTTCTATAACTTCTTTCTACAATCGTGAGATTTTTGTTAAGTGGAGAAAACGTGTAGGTCTTGAAGAAGCAAATCGCATTACAAAAAGAGCAACTGCAAGAGGAACTGATTTTCACCAAGTCTGCCAAGACTATTTGGAGAATAAAGAACTTGTATGGGAAAACTATCAGCCCATATCAAAGTTTATGTTTTATCATGCAAAACCTTATCTGGATAAGATAAATAATATTCACGCAATTGAACGCACACTCTACTCTGAGTATCTTGGACTTGCTGGACGAGTTGATTGTATTGGAGAGTATGAAGGAGAACTTGCAGTCATCGACTTTAAGACATCTGAAAAGATTAAACCAGAAGAATGGTTGGAAAACTACTTTGTTCAAGAAACATTTTATGCTGCTGCGTATTATGAACTAACTGAAATTGTTCCTGTTAAATTAATTACTATTATGGTAACTCCTGGCGGAGAAGTAAAAGTATTTGACAAAAGGAACAAAGGGGATTATATTAAGTTATTAGTTCGTTATATTAAAGAATTTGTACATCACAATACTGGGGCAACGAATGGATAATGAGTTAGAAAAGGTACTTGAGAGTAAATTCTTTTGTCCAACTAAGTTTGCTCAAGAGATTGAAACCCTTGTACAAGTTAATCTTGAGATGAATTACATTGATGCTATCGTTCATTTTTGTGAGAAGAATAGTATTGATTTAGAATCAGTTCCTAAACTCATCTCAAAACCACTTAAAGAGAAGATTAAGTGTGAGGCAACGGAACTCAACTTTCTTAAGAAGACCTCTCGTGCAAAATTGGTTTTTTAATCCATTTTTGGTGGTAAAAAATCCCGGCAAAAAATTACTTATATTACCTTTTTTGAATGATGCCATTTGATGCTTATCGCCAATATCTTGCACTCAAAAATCACTTTACAAAAGATAGTTATGACTATCATAAGTATTGTGGCAAATCAAGAGCAACAGTACAATCTTTCTACAAACGGAAAGATAGAATGTGGTTTGAAAAGTTTTCAAGACAAAAAACAGATCAAGAAGTTATAGATTTTTTTGTTGCAAACTTTGTATCTTGTAATGATCCAGAAACTTTATGGATTGGTGAAATAGTAAAGGAAGGTGAAGGAAGATATAAAAACTGGCAGAAAAAAATTCAATCATTATCATATCTGTTTAAAGAAGAATCTGAATATCTTTTTGAAGAAAATAAACTTGAAGAAGTTTTTAAATGTTCAAAAGGACATCCAATTCTTCTTAAAAGATTCTTGGGTGGAAAAATTTCATTAGAGACAATGGTTCTTTATGATAAAATCTTTTCATATACAAATAACTTTGATAAAAAACTCAAAGATCCTGTGTGGGAAACTGTCAGTCGTAGAATCAAAAAGTATAATTCATTCATAAATATTGACGTATTTGGTTATCGCAAGATTTTGAAAAAAATTATTTTTAAAGATCAATGAGTTTTTTTAGTTCAGAAATTGTACGTGCAGAGATGGTTGAAATCTCTGAGTTGCAGGAAGAGATTTATGGAAGTGTATTCCGATTTCCTTCTATGACAAAAGAAGATAAAATTGAGCACGTTACTCTTCTTGAAAAACTCTTGAGTAAGCAACAAATTCTCTATACTCGGTTGAGTTTGTCTGATGACCCAGAAGCACAGGAGATGAAGCAAAAAATTGCTACATCTGCTCAAATGATGGGTCTTCCTGCTCATGTTGATATGAACATTATCCTTAATAATATGTCAAAAATGCTTGAATCAATGAAACAACAAATTGACAAAACAGGTTCCGACCTGTAGAATAACTAAGTACACAAAAGCCAAATCCTACAAATACGAGGTATAAATGTCTAATTTCGCAAATCTTAAAAAGCAGTCTTCTCTTGGTTCACTCACTGAAAAACTGGTGAAGCAAGTAGAGAAAATGAGTACTACTTCCAGTAGTGCCGATGAACGTCTCTGGAAACCAGAAGTAGACAAAACCGGTAATGGTTTTGCAGTTCTTCGTTTCCTTCCTGCTCCTGATGGTGAAGATCTTCCTTGGGCAAAAATGTATTCACACGCATTTCAAGGAAATGGTGGTTGGTATATAGAAAACAGTCTCACTACTATTGGTGGTAAAGATCCACTTGGTGAATATAATCGTGAACTATGGAATACTGGATCTGAAACAAATAAAGAAATTGTTCGTAAACAAAAACGTAAACTGAATTATTATTCTAACATCTATGTTGTAAAAGATCCTACAAACCCTTCAAATGAGGGTAAAGTCTTTCTGTTTAAGTATGGTAAGAAAATCTTTGATAAGATTATGGAAGCAATGCAACCTGAGTTTGAAGATGAATCCCCAATCAATCCCTTTGATTTCTGGGCGGGAGCAAACTTCAAACTGAAGATTGTAAAGAAAGATGGTTACTGGAACTATGATAAGTCAGAGTTTGATCGTGTAAGTCCTCTATTGGACGATGATGATGCTATGGAAGCAATCTGGAAGAAAGAATATTCACTGACTGCAATCACTGCACCAGACCAGTTCAAGACCTATGAGGAACTTGAGCGTCGTATGAATATGGTTCTTGGATTGAGTCCAAGTTCTTCTCCTACTCAGTCTCGTGCTGTTGTAGAACAAGAAGATCAGTACGAATCTTATAATCAACCAGTAAATAGTGAGACTAAAGTTCTAGAAGAACTTGAACAGTCTTATGCTCGTTCCAAGTCTCCTACTCTTCCTACAGTCACTAGTGCTGTTGATGAAGATGAGGATAGCGCATTGCAGTATTTTCAAAAATTAGCGGAAGAGTGATTAACTTAACTAAATAACAATACCTATAAGGTCGCACTTAAGGTAGAAAGGGTGTCTTCGGGCACCTTTTCTTGTATAAATAGTATTGCGACTTTATAGAGTAGAATTATGGAAACTCCAAAAGAGCATTACTATACCTATTATTCTTATGAAGAATGGGGTAGAGGATACATCGGTAGTAGAGGGTGCAACTGTCCTCCAGAAAAAGATGTAAAGTATTTTGGTTCCTTTAAAGATAAGACATTTAAACCAACTCAAAAAATAATACTTAAAAATGATTATGCTACTAGAGAGGATGCATATGTTGATGAGATTATTTTACAAGAATATTATAAAGTGGTAGAAAATCCACACTTTGTAAATAAAGCATATCAAACTTCTACTGGATTTAGTAGAAAAGGAATGATTCCTTGTAATAAAGGTAAGAAAATGTCAGAGGAGCAAAAACAGAAATTGAGTGCTTCTTGTAAAGGAAGAAAATTAAGCGAAGAAACCAAAGAAAAAATAAGTAAAGCATTTAAAGGGCGTGAATTGTCAGAATCTCATAAAAGAAAAATTGGAGAATCTAATAAAGGAAAACCTAGACACACAGAAGAAAGTAAGGAAAGACTTCGAAAAATGCAACAAGATAAAAAAGGAAAACCAGGAAAACCACATTCAGATGCTACTAAAGAGAGAATAAGTAAAGCAACTAAAGGTAGAATACCTTGGAATAAAGGAATAAAAAATCCAGAAGTATGTGGAGCAAAAAATCCAAGAGCAAAAAGAATTGAATTTGAAGGAATAATTTATGAATGTATAAAAGATGCCTTAAAATCAACAGGAAGAACCAGACAGTATGTCTTAAAGTATGCTACTTATCTTTAACTATAAAGCAAAATATTGTCTGCTCTTTTGAGGGTTTCTGAAACATATTGTGAGGAACCCTCTTTATATTCCATAATTCCTTCCATATCATTTAATATAATACCAACATAATCTTTTTTGAGTAAGAAGATATTTCTCTTATTATCTTCTACTTTCTCTTCATATTCATAATTTGTTATTGGAATTGAAATATTTCCTGTGGTAATCTGTTGTTCTATAAAGAAATCATAATAACTTATTGAATAGGAAGAATCTACCTGAAGTCCCGCAGGAACTATTGTGACTCCTTGACTATTTTTAACTTCTTCTGTTTCATAGTGATGAATACCATCATAAAGAACTTGATACGCAATTTCTTCCCCCCCAGATATTGTATTTTCATCTACATTAGAAATTCCATACCTGGTTTCATAATATTTTACTTTTTCTTCCATAGTTCCATACTTATCTAATACAAATCTATCAAAGTCTGTTTGAGGTAGTGGCCATTCTGTTTGAATGTTTAAAATATTATTTGAGAGGAGAACAACCCAGTCTAATTTTGAGTCTCCATAAATCTCAAATGCAACATTATCAGGACGATCATTACCTATAATTTTATACTTCTCAAAAAACGAAAGATTTTGAAAAATATCTTCTCTTATTTTTCCTTTTTTGAAAAGATTTTTAACTCTAATATAATCTCCTATATTAGCACCAGGAAGTCTGCTAACATATTCAAATTCTGGAACTTGTCTGAAATAATTTGACATTTTTAGAAACCTATGGTTGCGTCATTATCATTTAGATATTCATCGTCAAAGATTGTCTCAAGTTCTTGGAATGATAATGATAATCTATAAGCAGTCATAGATTTTTCATCACCATCATAAGTCATATATGTTCCATCAGGAGTATACTCAACACCACAAGAAGTTAGAGCACATTCTTTAAAACTATTTAAGTAGGGATGTGCTACTGTTTTTCCTCCTATTGAAGTCATATATTGAATAGCAAAAGTATGTGGTGACTTTAAGAGTAATGAAGATTCACTTCTTTTTACCGACATTGCTTGTTTAAATGTACGAATGATTTGTTTCACAATCTTTGCTTCAGGACTTGATCTTGGATAAAACAGAAATGTGAATGAAAATTGTCTTAAACTTGGTCCAGAGAAAAGAAGTTCTACGTTGTTATTATTAATAGCACCAGATGCTCTTGCAGCAATATTTGCTTGTACTGCTGATCCAATAAAAAAATTTTCAGTTGTGGTTTTTAGATCTTCAGGAGTGACTCTATCTTTGGTACTTTCAGCTGATGTAGCAGCACCTTCAACCCCACCCTCAAGGAATCCTTTAGCAAATCTTGCAGCTTCTGATTGTAGCATATTTAAACTATCATTATTCCACCCTACTGGATTACTATCACTAATACCTGCAGGAATTGGTAGAGTAATCACTCCAATTCTTTTAGATCCCTCTACTATGGGAGAACCTCCCTCAAGAGTTACAACTCTTTTTCTTCCTGCAGATCCTGCAAGTGATGGTGTGTATTCTAAAATAGAAAACTTAATCACATCTTGATTTAATGATAATTTTTCGGGATATCTAATATCACCACCATAACTTGTTCGTGTCCCTTTTTTCGAACTGACTGCCTCCGCCGCCACTGCCGCTGCAGTTGCTGGTGCCGTTGCTGTGGTTGTCGCGGCATTTGGTGTTCCTGCGGTACTATTTAATCGTGCTTGTTGTTGTGCAGTGGGATTAGCACCAAATGGACTTTGTGATGTAACTTGTTGTGTATATGCTTGTCTTTCGGAAGAATTTGGATTATTAAATGCTGCTGTTTCTGCTGCTGTCGCACCACTTTCAAATGTACGAGTTGACACCCCGGCACTTGTAGTATTAACGCTTGATACCGGTATTCCACTATTTCCTTGAGCATCAGTTCTAGATGTAGTTGCTTTTAAAGATCCATCAGTATTGGTTGTAACTGA